GCTTTAGGCATCTATCTCAAAGCCTCCTATGGTGATCCCATAGGCCGCCGTATTGCCTGCGCTCATGCTCGCCCCGACCGAACAGAAGGGAGGGACGATCTTTGGATAATATGCAGCCTCGCCGATGACCGTCGCAGGGAGATCCACAGTTCCGACATTACCCCTCATGATCCCTCCCGCCGTGAAAGCAATCGTTCCGGCTGTATCGCTCGGCTTCAAACCGACTGCCGCAACATTGGCGGGGATGAGGAATAGTTGCAGCGACTCGCTCGCATCCCCCCCATAATACTGAATGAATTGGATCGAGACTGCCTTCTCTCCCGCCGTGAATACGCGGAACAATACTTCAGCAGTCGAAGACGCGGGGATCGTTGTCTCGTCTATGATGAATCGACCATACGAGTGAGTCATACGATCACCGCTTCTCGGCCCATCGGGTGATCTCCTTTGCTCTCTTTGCGCCCATCAGTTCAGCGTCAAAGAGGGTCTTGGCCGCTTTCTTGATCGTGGCCTTCTCTGATGCGCTCATCAGCCCAAATCGAGCCTTCGCTCTCTTGGAGATCGACACGCGATCAACCGTCCGTTGAGAAGCCCACGCGAGAGTTGAGCGCGATAGGAACCCCGCCGCTCGGTTGGAAGACACAGGCATGAGATCCGCCCGAATTGGTGAAGCCCACAGTTCCGATTGATACACCCGATCCGTTTAGGACATTCACCATTGAAGTGATCTCGGCGTCGTTGTTGCCACTGTAAGCATACCAATGACTGACGGTTCGGCCTTGCAGCGTCTCGCCGATCCCATTTCCGGTCAAGACCGAAAGAAACTCATGGAAATCGCTCGATCCGCTCGGAGTGATCGCAAAGACATGATATTCCCCGTTCGTGCAAGCGACCGAGAGAGAGGCTTCTCGATCCGTGATTGGGTTTGCCATCACCATCAGTTGATCGCCGCTCGCTAAACGGAAGCGATACGGGACGGGCGACGGGAGGGGCGAAGTCCCGCCGTCCTTGTTAGATCCCATCGGGAAGACTCCCTTTATGACGCCGGCTGATCTCACGAAATTGTAGGTGGCATCCGTCTCGAAACTTATGCCACCCAGCACGACGGAGAAGTTGCCGAGTTGATCCGCATAGGTTCCTAAAGACTGGGACGATCCCACAATCGACGAGTCGGTCAGCACCTCATCAAGAGTTGATTCGGTCGTGGCCGAGTTTGCCATTGGAACGACTCTTCCGAGCCGATCCAAGACGGTTCCATAAGTATTCACATTCGCCATTCAAAATCACATCCTGATTCCATTACCGAGTGCTGGACGGATGAGATTTTTATTTACTGAGGCTATTGGACGCCTCAAAAGTCGGCGTCCGACTCGGAATGTGATCGAGATCCCGAAGGCCGCCAACGCCATCGGGAGGATGTTGCGCTGGAAATTATCGGTCATGGTCGAGATTGCGAGAGAAGGCTCGCTCACGATGTCGGCGAGGGAGATCTCACCCGCCCCGACGACGGTTGAAGAGAGTGTTTGCGTTCCGTGCCATGAGTCGCTAACGGTGGTCGTTTGCATCCCAAGATCCTTATCACCAAAAATGAAGCCTGTGATGCTCGTTCCAGCGATCCCTTCGGTGAGCAGTGATCCGTAGGCGAGTGCTTCGATTGCGTTCAGGATGCTGAAGGCGGGTTTGGATCGGCGCTTTGCCTTTTTTCTCCGTGCCATGATCGAACGGGGGGAATCGGTTGTTATTTATGGTTGCCAAAAATTAACACTTTAGATCTACGCAAACTTTCCACCTTTACCGCGTGGTAATTCGACCAAGACCGGATTTGCCGATTCCGGCGGATTGCCCATTCTTTCACTGATAAAATGGGCGATTGCTTGCTGAACGGGATTGATCGGTTCAATGTCGCCGATCCCCTGCTCGATCAACGACTTGAGAGCCGCCGCGATGTTGCCGTCAAGGTCAGCAATAGAGGAGTGGAACAGTTGCGCCGCCTTCACCCCAAACCACACCGTCAAACCCATGTTAATCACTATCAAAACGCCTATTACGATCCATTCCATAGGGGACTCGAACCGCTCGCGGCCCTTAACCAAACCTGAACCGGTCTTGACCGTCTTTCTGAGAGAGGAGAGAGAGAGATAGATTCAATCAATCATTATTTATTATACAATAGAAGCCTTGTTTGCTAAAATAATACATTCATTAACTCTCACGGCTTCGGCCCGACTTGAGAATCATGGCGAAGGAACAATACGAACAGCGACGATTCGCGGCCAAGACCGCGAAAGTGATCGAGCAAGCAAATGAAATCATGGATGAATACGGCGGAGAGATGACCCTTCGGCAATTGCATTATCAATTCGTGGCGAGAGATCTGCATGAGAATACAATGCAGAATTACAAGAAACTCGGCGACATACTTCGCAACGCACGAATGGCAGGTCTTGTTGATTGGGATTTGATGCAAGATCGGACGCGCTCAACCGTCGGTTGGTCGGGCGGCTATCGGGACGCCGGTCAAGCCGCCGCCTATCTTCAATACCGATACAAGGAAGACCTATGGGCGGGACAATCGGTCTTGGTCGAGATTTGGCTTGAGAAGGATGCGTTGAGCGATGTGATCAGCGACCCTGCCTCAGAATATCGCCTTGACTACTTCGCGACTAAGGGCTATCCTTCGATCAGCGAATTGAAGCGGTCGGCGGATAAGTTCAAGCGAGCCACCGCACGAGGAAAAAAGGTCATTATTCTATACTTCAGCGACCATGATCCTGAAGGGCTGCACATGCCTCAACAAGTCGGCGAGGCGTTGAGAGAGTTCGGGGCCGATGTGGAGATCCGCCGCATGGGTTTGACGATGGATCAGATCAACGAGTTCCGACCGCCGCCATCCTTCGCCAAAGCCAAGAGCAGCCGGATCGATGCCTACATCGAAGCGACGGGAACAGATCAAGCGTGGGAGTTGGACGCGCTGAAGCCATCCGTGATCCAAAATCTCATCAGAGCGGAAGTTGAGCCGATGATCGATTACGACGCATGGAACGCCGTCAAAGAGAGTGAAGAATATCAGAAGACACTGCTCGTTAAACTCGGTGATCGATGGGATGAGGTTCAAGAGTTCTTGGAAGAGGATGACGATGATGAGGAGGATGATTACTGATGCCTGACTTCTGCGACTGTGGGGCTGAATTGGTGGCTTTGTATTTTGAAGACCCTGAGTTCGGGGGAACGATGGAGATTGATTCTCAATACTGCATCGAGTGTAATGTGGTGGTCGATTGAGTGGAATGCGGTCAAGACCGACTTGTTCAAACTGCGGCTCGCGTAGGTCGTTGAAGTGGGATCTCAAAAATGGGAATTGGTGCTATCGCTGCCTCGAGATCGGGGGGATGCTTGAATGAGATTCTCATGTCGATACTGCGGCGTCTATTGGGAGTTCAATCTCTCAGGAAAATACAATGTCGAGAGACAACTTGAGAAGGTTCAATCCGAACAATGCCCCACCATGCTCAACGGGATCACTCACAGGCTACGGGGTGACTTGGAATGAGCATCACAACGAGCATCAGCCTCGACCCTGAGACTGAGGCGCTCGCACACCGAATGAAGCGAGAAGGCAAAAACTTCTCGAAGTTCGTTCGAGAGTGTCTTCACCTATACTATCGAGAGGAAAGCGGGGAACACATGGGCCGCCGGATCGAGTGGGCCGAGTGTGATCCATATTGCCATCCGACCCGAACCCACTACTGCCGGATCTGTTGGCCGGCAGGGACACCCTCGACAACCGCTTTGAAAGCCGCAACCGATCATGTGACCCAAGTGAAGAACGCTCGCGCTCTCGGCAGCGCAAACACCGTTGAACAGGATCGCTTGATCCCGTCCCTATGGCGACGCGATGAAGTCGGGACTTTCCACTTGACTCTCGAACAAGGCGTCCTTGACTGGCTGAGAGAAGAAGCCGAGAATCATAACCGGTTCATCATGCCTCTCGGTGACCTTGATCTGAAGGGGAATGCAAAGCCGGTCAAGGCCGAGAAAGCGAAAGTCGGGTTGATCCGGCGTCTATTCCGTGAAATAGGCCGATAGAGCGATCCTAAGCGTCTCAACACCCGTCCGAACCCATGACGACCAGTCCGTATGCTCTCATGCGTTGAGCATACCCTCCAATGGCCGAGATCTCAGCGTCCGCCGTGATGTTCCTCGAACCGCGAGAATGACTCCCCTGAGAAGATCCCGATCAGGTTCTCGACCAAGTTCCACAGACCGCCAGTGAAGGAGGATGCACGGCCTTCGTAATTCTCGCGATACTCGTCAGTCTGTCTGTGTTGGTTCCACATATCCGCGAGTGACGATCCGATATTCTGACCCGTCGAGAGTGCAGCCAGCAAAGCACCCGTCAAGAGTTCCTTTCCAGTGATAAACTCGATCACAATCAGCAGCGCAACGATCGTAGTCACATCAGAAGTCAGGTTGAAAACGCCCTTAGTCACATTCCTAAAGGAATAGGCGGTCACGACCGATTTTAGCAAATCTCGCTCAGTCTCTTGGAGTTCTATTCGGTGAATTATGACCTGAGTTGCAGCCGCTTTAGGCATCTATCTCAAAGCCTCCTATGGTGATCCCATAGGCCGCCGTATTGCCTGCGCTCATGCTCGCCCCGACCGAACAGAAGGGAGGGACGATCTTTGGATAATATGCAGCCTCGCCGATGACCGTCGCAGGGAGATC